TATGAAATTCTCGATACCTTTCTTGGTCGAGGCTAATTTAACCCGGTTCGCTTTTGAGCCCGTTGTATTTTGTAACGACCCTTCCGTTAAAAATCCCAACAATGGACCTTTGGCTCGAACTATAGCTGTCCGTATTGGAGCCATAACCTCGTCTGCCTGGTTCATTGTTGGCGCAACGGTTATCTGTTGAGTCGTACTAGTGTTTACGTTCAGGTAATATGACTGTAAACATGAACAATATAAAGATTTAGCAGCACCTCTGGCCACTATTAGGTACTGCTTGTTAATGAGACGTTTCTTTATGCGACGTTTAACATAATGTCCGCCTGGTCGATCGGGATACGGTTCGTACACGCTTCTATCTATGAAGTAATACCAGCCAAATATCTGCTCGCCCCATAGCTTGAAGGTGTCAAGAAGATTTAAGTCTGATCCGTCAGTAAGAGTAAGCTCGTTCTCACAATATCGAATCCAGCCCTCGACTTTCTCATCATCGTACCAAATGTTTGGATTGGCGATAAGTTGGTCTATTCGATTCATCTCCATCGAGATTTCACGGCATACTGGAATCTTCCCTTGAATAACGGCTTCTCTAAACTGTCCATAATATTTAGGAACCGCAGTGTTTGATAGCATTACTATTTACCACTCTTCTTGTCCTTAGATTTTCCATAAGCGTAAATCTGGTCGAACACATCGCCCTTACCACGTTTCTTCATATACTTGTGAATGCCGTATAAAGCTGCACCGGTACCAACGGTGCCTACCACTTTGCCGGCTGATGAAGAAATAATGTTTCTAGCGATGTCCTTGGCCGCTCTACTGCCCTCGGATTCCATCAAATTCTTGTAACGTCGCTCTGTTTCCAGACGCTGAATCCTCTTACGAAGCTCATCATCACTAATAGATTTGGCGTCCTTACGCTTCCAGGTGTCTCTTTCTCGTTTCTTACCAGCGGAGGTTCTGGTTCCGTCTTTCCTCTGGAATCTACGGACACCCCACTTCATTCCTTTAATACCGAAGTGGTAGAGTTCATCGGAATATGGCATAGGTCACACCTCGTCAAGTCCAATACTCTTATAGCAAAGAGGACCAAAACCATTAGGACTACCAAGATCCACACCCTCTTTTGCTTTGTTACGAATGTACTGATCAACAGCATGCATAGTGTTACCACCGGAATCGCCATCACACTTTAATGGTAAACCGTCTTCACCAACACAATGCTGACTGTTTAGATAACCCTGAACCATAGCAACGTGTGGCCCTTTAGATCCAAGGTAGATTGTTGGCATTTTGTAAGTTGCTGACATTTTGAATTCCTCCTGACAATTAATAAAGACCCCATCAAACGAATCGTCTGAAGGAGTCTTAAACTCTTTACTGTTTGACAGGACCACGACTGTATGTCCCTTTGTCTTAGTTACAAGAATGTCGCCCCTGAGCAACAAGTCTGGGTTAGTAGCGGCTAACGGGTACTCATCAAATTCGCCGGTCTCCAGGAGATAAGCAGCCTCGTTGGCTGTATAAAAGTCTCTCGGAAATATACCGGCGTAAGCACAACATACTCGTACAAGTCGAGCGCAATCGGTTTCACAATTTGTTGTTACTCTGGAGCAATCGAAGCCTAATTCTTTAACGGTATCCCAAAGTGTGTAATTCTCATCCTGGTCATAACCAATATGCGGATTGTTACAAGCCGCGACCATATTGTCGGCTATTCGCTCCCTTTTTGTTGTGTCTCTCGCTCTGAGAACTCTCCACCCTTTAGAATGTAGATACCATTCCTGAGTAGAAAGTTCTCGTCCGGTCTGGTCACCAGCTCTACCGCCAGCGGCATGACCGTTTTCATCTATTCGTGCTGATCCTACTATTACCATTAGTTTACCTCTACATACACTCCATCGAAATCCGAAACGTCATCGGTGACGGCATACTTCTCTATACAATCACAACAAAATACGTGACGGCTCCAATATAGACGGTCTCCAGCTTGATTCTCGCTAGAATGATCATTTTGATCTTGTTTTAAAGACCACATAATTCGATCTAGAGAGAAGTCGCCATTACATCTGGTGAATATGCGCTTAGCCGCTTTTAAACCACCTACGTGTTCGATCTCAACCCACATCATTTGAGCTCTTTCATCGTATACGCCAAAAGCTTCAGACCGTTTAACATACTCTGGAAGCTGAATGTTACAGAAGAGCTGTTGCTGACAAGCGATTCCAATATCTGTAGATATGAGCTTGCCGATGTTATCCCTAGTCTCTTTATCGGGAACCCAACAACGAGAAACCCAATCGAAACTAAGCCATGCGGGGTCGCATCCTAATCGCGAATATAGATTTGGATCGTTCTTGTAAATCATGTAAAGCAACCCACGCCCTTCATTGCCGTAAAACTGGTAAGCGCCAAGAGTAAGAGTTACCTCGAGTCCAATCTTTGGAACTTTCACATAATCCCACTTGCCTTTGCCGTATACCTGTCCACCGGATTCCGCTCCGGTTATCATCTTAGCTGTTACTATCTGATTCTCGTACCTCATCTGTGCAATCCTCAACGCATGTAGCCACTTCGGTAATTCTATACTTATTGATCTCCTGTACCGCTGCCTCAATGAGAATAGTTATCTGTTCCTCTGTAAGTTTAATACCAAGTTTGCCAAGTTCTCTGTTGACAGCTTCCATTACAAGAATAAATTTCTCTTCACCACGTCCAGAGCCGCTAACGGTCTGTTCGAAAGCGTGAACCGCGTGATCAATAATCTCCGCTGCCCAAGAATACTGAGATGTAGAGATTTTAACCTTAATAAACGGAACTACGATGGTTACGATTGCGTGGATTGCCCAAATGGCAAAACCATAAAATACTGCGAACAATAAATCCATAATTAACTGATGAAACATGTTACTCCTCTCTAATGGGAAGTTTATTAATCTCTTCCCACAAACGTTTTGCCGTACCATTACCACCTCTAGCTATGTACGGGTCATAAAGATACTTCTGAAAATCTGCGTATTCTTGCCTTGTAACATGACCTCTGCTAAGGTATACTGCTGCAAGATTACAAATGCTGTAGTATGCAACTCCGAGCAGTAGTTTCTCTTCTGAAGAATTAACACTCTGGCGATGCATCAAGTATGTCCAGAATCCACTAGAAGCAAATATGCTGCATACTATCGTTACGATGATTGTTAACATTATGTCTCCTACATGAAAATTTCGTTCATTTCGCGAAGTCTCCATTCGAGCTCGCTAATATTGTTCTTAGTAGCCTCAACTAAAGTAGAGCTAGTTGGCGGATCGAACAACATACGAACTTTCTGAGGAACGTAGTCTTTAACCATGCCAAGTATCTCTTCATTTGAGCCTAAAAAATCCGACCAGGTTTCAGCGTCACTAGAGATTCTGAACAAACCGCCTATGCCTATCTGGTACAAGATTAATAGAACAGTGTTGATACAGGTTATTAGTTGGTTGTCGTAGTAAGTTTGCTCTTCTGTAAGTCCGAGTTTCTCTTTTACTGACAACAATATACTGTCCGTAATTGTCATCACCTCCAAGGACATGTGTCTCCGGGTCTTCTGACAACCGGATCGTGCATTAGTAACGATTCGTTACCATAGTGGATAGCTTCATGTGTTAATCTAGAAACACAGACTACGTTCTCTGGGTCAAATATCTTGAAGTCTCTATTTGCGATGTCTTCAGCGGTAATCGGATTAATGTGGTGAATCATTACGATTCCACCAATGTTCTTACCTGGGAATGCCAAGTCACAACAGTAATCACCGCCTAAAGAGTCTCTAATAATTATCCCATTCCGAAACCTTTTCCATTCCGGAGAAGAATATAACGACTGATTCAACATTCTCCTACTGCCAAAAGTCTCCTCACCTACCAATCCTGGGATCTTTAGGTATTCAAACCTACCCTCATAGGAATTAATCTTCATCATCTCTGAATAGGACTTAATCATTTGACGCTCCATAGCTTTTAAGTGTCTCTATAAGATTATCGTAAGCACTCTCATTACGACGAGACTGCTGTAGCGTAGCAATCTTCTCGTTGAGTAACTCTACCTCTTTCCTAAGTTTTTCGTTCTCGGCTCTAGTCTTAGGATCACCCATCTTTAGAAATTGAGTAATAACCTGTGATGATGCGGTTCCGTTTTCGATTTGCGTCTCCGCCAAACGGTACGCCTTAGAAACCACACTTTGTAGGTACTTCTCATCGTCTAAGATTATTGGTGGAGTAGGGTTCTCTACCACTTCTTTAGACTTAGCCACCAGTTTTATCCTCCTTTTCTACCACTTTCCAACTCTTCGAAGGTGTACAACCCGGCCATGAAACAACATCTATAAGGAGGTCACTATGGGGATGAACGGTGGTGGCGTATCGAGAACAAAGAAGGGTCCGGAGTTGCCAGGCTGTACACCTTGGAAAAGTTGGAAAGTTTCCACAAAAATTCCCGCCGGGGAAAAATCGAGGACCGCCGCGATGGACAAGGGGGTGTAATTTTGGGGGACCCCCTCCCCCTATTTAACGAACGGTCCTCATGAGCAAATATCAGTTGTTGTGCATAAATATCAACACTTAACGTTTAATGTTACATGTTCATGTATTAATGTATGTTCTTACATAGTGGTATGTGGAACTTACACAAATATCAGTACATACAACGTCAATCACGTTAATCACAACAATTACAATAGTTACAATGTTTTAATTCACATTAGACAACAACACATTGTTTACACAAATATCAGTACTTAATCGAAACTACACTTAACGCTATCACAATACATACATGTAGATTTAATAGATTGTACATACATGTGTGTACATGAATATCAGTACATGTATAGGGTGTGCATTAGGGTGTGCATTAGGGTGTGTATTAGGGTATGTATAGCCATTGTTTTAGCATAAGTACCAATGTAGGTATGTTTACACATGAATATCAGTACTATGTATAGCGTATGGTAGTACTATACACAACATGGCTTGTTTTGAGACAAATATCAGTGCTGTATACGGGATACGTATGTAGTACCTATACAGGCACCTTCTATAGAGGCTTCTACACAGTGTTGTTTTGAGACAAATATCAGTGTAGTATAGAGATGGCCATCTATAGGGTTTCCAAATAGACATGTTTCTGAGAGAATATCAGTGTAATGAACTGTGACGTGCCAATGTGCATGCTGGTTAATGCATTTCTAGAACAAATATCAGTGCTCTATAGCACAGCTAAGTACTCTTCAAGTGTAATAGGCTTTATTACAGTGTCCTTGGTGACCTTAATGTAGATTCCAAGAATATCAGCATCTATTAGAGCTTGCATACCGTCTTCTATGTCCTGTAATGTAACCTTTTCACCCAAGTCGTTTGTTGTGAAAATATAAGTAGCTAGTTTCTCTGCTGTATTGTGCCCCATAGCTCTGTCAAAAGACGACCACTCTTTGTATTGAGTGAAAGGGTGCCATGGATTGTCCACAGTAGTTAACATGTGTTCAGCCATAAATATCAGCCTCCTCTCTACGCTTTACCATTAAGCGTTTTGTAAACAGTAGATGTGGAGATACCTACAGCGTCAGCAATATCAGTAGTTGAATAGCCAGCTATAGACATTGCTTTGATACGATTAACCTGAGCAGGTCTTAAATTCTGCGTCTGTCTAGGCATAGCACGCTGTTTGAGAATATCAGAGTCTGCATTGTCCAGTATAGACTTCAGCTTAGAGTCACTAATGGCACCTGCTTGAATGGCTTCCCACTCACGATCAGTAATATCAACCCTTTTCTTCTTAGCGCCTACAGCCTTTCTAGCAGCATTAAGTGCTTGACCTTTGTACTTCTTAGTATGCTCGGCATCCATGTTCGGATTATCAGCCTTCTTCCTAGCCATAGTCTTATTAGCTAGTGCTTGGGCTTTTCTCTCCAATGGAGCATTCTGCAAAGCCAATCTAAGCTTGGCATTAAGAGAGTCAACTTCGGCTTTATACTTTTTAGCTGCTTCTGGTGAATATATCAGTTTACCAGTTTTAAGGTACTCTTTACGAGCTTCGTTACCTAAAGCCTTCATGTCATTAGCATAACTAGCATAAAGGGCTTCCATAGGATGACCAGGATGCTCTCTACTTCCTCCGGAGGTAAGTTTGAACGCGTCTTTCTCTTCAGCCATCTTAGTGCTGTTCTCCATACGTCGTTCTGTCTTAGCTCTGGAAATATCAGATGCGCTTCTATAGAGCTTCTTCTTATGATCGTTGGGATCTATGGTGTATTGGCGCCCAGTCTTTTTATCAGTGTAAAGAGTAAGCTTCAATTCCTTAGTAGACTCAACACCAGTTTTTGGATCTGTAACTTTTACTCTTGTCGGAATATAAGTATAGGTCTTGTCTGTATACTTAGGAATCTTCTCGCCAGTCTTAGGGTCAATATCATAGTATGCTCTACGCTCAGGAACAGCTTTTGGTGAACCAGCTCTAGAGATGATTGTTCCAGCTCCACCATATCTGTCATCATACGAATGTTTCTGATATTTTCGCTGCAGTCCATCGATGTTTTGGTCAATGAAGCACTGTTTGTGGTTGAGCTCATGTTTCTCAGAATCAATAATGGTCATCGCGTACTTAGTAGCTCTGACTAATTCTTTCTCATCAGCTCCTGCAAGAGTCATGTCAGATATCAGATTTGATACAACACCCATCTTGAGCTGTTGCTCTGCGTGAGATATCACCTTCATGCCCTTGTACTTAGGATACGCATCTGAAGGATCGAAATTGACCAATTCGTCAATTGGAGCTTTCGCTCTAATCCGAACTTTGTTAGATATCGGTATAACTATGACCGTATCGCCATCAAAGTCCGCACCAGACAACTGA